TGTCCAGGTACTCGGAAAGATCCGAGATATGAATCCCCTTGGCACTTTTCTGGCTGGCCTCCATCCGCGTGATGGGGATTTTAATCAGCCCGGCCATCACCTTGCGCTCAAACATATTGGTGGTCAGGTGGGTAAAGTAATCCGTGCAGACCTTATGCAAAGGGATTACCACTTGGGCATCGTACTGGGCCATCAGAACAAACAGAGTTTTCATTTCCCGGCTTCCAGTTCAGCAATGCGATTTAGTAGTTGGGCAATAACCTTGTTCTTCTGATCGAGCACCAGTTCCAAGGCGAGCGAGCGTTCCAGTCGATGGATTATTTCACCGTTCATGCTTCGTTGGTTTCTGTAGGCGACGGTGGCAATTTCAGGACGAAGACCATCGGGTACGGCTTGGGTCATAGCCCAGCCACACAGGACTGTTGCCGTAGGGTTTGGCATCATCCGGATCGTAGTCAGCCCACAGTGCCAGGTCGGAATAGCAGCGCTCCAGATCCGACAGGGTGAAGGCGCTCATGGTGCTGTCGATGAATTTACAGCGGAACAGCTGTTCAAACTTGTCCTCGTCGTACTCCAGCTGCAGCTGCGCCAGGTCGAACAAGTTGCAGCCACCGGCAATGGCATCGTCGATGGTGATGATCTTGCGCCATTGGCCATCCGGGCACAGCGTGCCCTGTGCGATCGCCGTGTCTTTCGGCCAGTCTGCAGCGAGCTTTTTCCCGCGTTTGCTGTTGCGAAAGCCCTCACCACTCCAGAATGGGTACGCCTGGTGCGTGACCGCGCTTGGCGTTGAAAAGTAGGTCTTGCGCCACTTTTTGTGGGTAGCCATGGCGCTGGCCACCGTGTTCAATTTCTCGAAATCACGAATCCAAAAGTATTCATCCACGTACACATGGCCGTGGTGGCCCTGCGCAACCAGTTCTCGGCGGTGAACCAGTGGCACACCGACGCGGTGTATCGCGCCATGATCGCCGTGTTTCCGGGTGTGCAGGCGGATGGCGTGTACTTTGAACACAACGCCCCGCGTGGCCCGGGCAGTGCCAACGCCTACCTGTTGTTTGAAGCCGACACCCCGGCAGCCAGTTACCTGGCGCAGATCAACGACTATATCCGCGACTCTGGCAACCACGGCCACGGTGACGACCTGCTGGTCTTTGAAATGCCCGCCACTCACCACCTGGTCAAGGTCGGGATCTGGCCCAAAGCCGAGCTGGGGGATGAACGCCACGTCGCCCTGGTGCGAGATGTAGAGCTGTTTATCCGCGCCGCCTTCCGCGAAAGCACGGCCAGCGACTACCAGCCGACCCTGACCTATCCACAGTCGCGGTTTTCTTTCAGCCGCCTGGGCGAAGAACTCCACCTGCAGTTCCCCGGCCTGGACTCGCTGCAGTTTGAAAACACCGACATCGTCTCAGAGCTGACCATCCCAAGGCTGGCCGGGGTGGAGGTGGCGCTCAATGCTTAAGCTGCGTTTGCCCTTCTGGTTGGACGGCCCCGAGCTGGCCAGGCTCAAGGCTGCCGCCCAGTCCTGGTGGGAAAAGGTCGAGGGCTGGATGCGTTGGCCGCTGCTGCAGCTGGACGCCGAAACCTGTCACCTGAGCGTGCTGGACATGCTCGCCTGGCAACGGGACATCACACGCTTTCGCACTGAAAAGGAGGCGCTGTATCGATCCCGGGTCAAGTACGCCTTTATCAACGCGGTGGACGGTGGCTCCACGGCGGGCCTGAAAAGGATCTTTGAGCGCCTGGGCGTGGGCTATGTGGAGATTGTCGAGCGACAGCCTGGCCGTGACTGGGACGTGATCGAGCTGCGCCTTTCTGAATCCCAACTGAGCAAAGACCCCGAGCTGTTGCGCGTGATCGCCCAGCAGTACGGGCGCACTTGCCGCCGTTATGAGTTCGTCAACTTCTCACCGCTGACCCTGCAGATGCAGACCGTGGAATTCAACGACGACCAGCAAACCTTTGGCGCCTCGATCCTTGCCGAGGAACAGAGCCTGCTGGATGAACTGAACCGCAGCGTGGCCCGGGCGTACTACTTCACCCACGTTGAACTGCCTGAATATCTGGGATAACCATGAGCGAACTGTCCGAACTCCAAGCCGCCGAAATCGCCAAGCTGCAAGCCCTGGGCAAGGCGTGGTACCACTTCCACCACGGGGCCAGCGATGAACTGGTACCGACCGACGCGGGCAATATTCCGACCTTGTCAGGGCTGGCCAAGTTGATTTTTGATGCCATGGGCGGCGTGTTGCTGCCCGTGCTGGAAACCGTCAACGCTGCAGGCCCGGCTGTCGCCCTGGACATCGATCCGCTGCGCCGGGTATCTGCATTCGACATCACGCTGACAGCCCCTGAATGCGCGCTGTCGTTGCTCAATGCACAGGTGCCGGCTGGTTATTCGCGGGCGATCACCCTGACCCTGAGACAGGGCAGCGGCGCCAACAAAGTGCAGTGGCCATCGAACATCGTGTGGGCCTACAACCGCCAACCGGTGCTGTCGTATGTGCCCGGAGCGTATGACCTGGTCACGTTGGTGTATGACCCGATTGCGCACAATTGGCGCGGGATGGTCGACGGGGGCTGGTTCAATGTTTAGCACCGCACTCGACAGCCGCCCCCTGGTCGGCAGCCGCAACCCGGGCGTGGCCAATGCGCTGTCGATGATCGAGGGTCACCACCGGTTTCTGCTGAGCAATACCGGCGACACCGCCGATGCCACGCTGCAGCACTTTGTGCAGAACAACCAGGGGGTTCTGGCGAACAACCGGCACTTTATTGCCCATTCGCAAATGGAGTACCAGCCCAACGGGGACGGCACCACCGAGGGCCAGTCCCTGCATATCCTTGGCTATGCCTATGCGTACCTGGCCACCGGCAAGGCCGAGTTTCTGGCAGCGGCACGCCTGCACTGGGACGCCTACATCCAGTATTTCTACGCTGGCCAGCCTATCCCTGAGACGCCGTCGCGCTGGATCGCCAACTGGATTGTGAACGCCAAGGAACCGGTGCTGGCCAACTGGCCGATCGATCCGGTGAACCCGACGCAGAGCGGCTTTAAAGGTGTGCCCTTTGAGTTTGTCGACGGCTTTACCCGCATCCCGCACGGTGCGCCGCACTGGGGCGAGTACCTGGACAAGGCCACGTTTGCCTTTGAAGGGGATCTGGCCTGGAACGCGATCAATGCGTCCGTAAAAGCCCGTAAAGAGGATGGTTCGACTGACTGGAGCGCCGACGGCAAACAGTACGATGTGGACTGGATCATCGTCTGGACGGGGCAAAAGATCGATGCCAACGGTGACGTGCTATCCACCGGCCATGATGCGGCCGAGCTCGGATCCGTCCAGCTCCAGGACATCACGCTGCAGGGTGAATACCCATTCAATTACGCCACCCGCCAACCGGTGGAGTTCGGCGGGCAGTACATCCCGCGCAACGCGGTGCAGCACAACCGCCCGTTGCACGTGCCGTTGCTGGGCAGCGTCAACCAGATGGGCAATGCGGCCGACGGGGAAGAATGGTTCGCGGACGCCTGCTACCTGCTGTGGAAAATCACCGGCGAGGCGCCCTATAAAAAGGCGCTGGATGCGTGCCTGTTCACCGCCCACGAATACACGCAGATCGACTCCCTGGATAAGTTCTTTCGCCAGTCCGTGGCGGCCACAACACCGTTCACTGACGGCATTTCCTACGACTTTGTGTATCCCAAGACTGCACAATCCACGTACGGACGCGATACGGCGGGGTTTATCACTGCCCAATTCGATCGAGCGGCCAGCTTGTCCCTTGAGCAGCAATCGGTCTGGTTTCGTCTCGACCAACAGTCAGGGTTTTTGACCACCTTTGGCGGTGTCGGCGTCGATGGCGCACCCGTGGAAGCCCGGGTGGAAGTGCTGATGAGCAACGACAAGATCGATGCGAACGGTAAAAAATGGGGGTTTGCGCTGCCGCTTTCGACCAGCCTGGAGCCGATCGCCTACGACGTGCCCTTGGGCAGCCTTTATCAACTGGTACGGGATGACGGCTCGGCCTACATCACCGCCGATGCGTCCGCCGTGACCGATTACGGCGGCCTGGTCATTACCCAGCACTACGACACCACGGTACTGGGCAACCGCCGGGCGAACACCATCACCGCGTTTTTTCCGGACGATGACGCCGGTTTTATCGTCGGCAACTGGACGAGCGATAGCGGACGCGCGCCGATCGACTCGATCACCTACAAATCCAATGGCGAGACAGACCTACGGATCGAGGACGCAAACGGCTGGCGGTGGTATTGGGTGCTTGAAAACACCCTGGACACTTGGGCCACTAAAACCCTGCTGCCGGGTGACCTGGTGCTGTCCGGCTATCAGCCCAACCATTCCGACGATCCAGACCCCGCCGCACCGGTTTATAGCGACATCGACCAGTTCACGGTGATCCTTGAGAACGGCTCGGACAAGGACATCAGTTGGACATATGCCTACGTCAACGACGTGCCGCCGCTGTACACCCTGGACGACGGCTACAGTCTCAATTACCGGCTGACCCTGACCTGTGCCGAAGCTTTCAGCGCCAAGGTGGGCGACTGCACGGTGACCGGCTTTCGTGACGATTCGCTGGCCTACACCCCGGGCGTGATCCCGTTTTCCAATATCTACGAGGAAGGGTCAGACCAGATCGGCGCCTGGCACGGCATGCCATACCCGGGCTACCAGTACCCCTTTGTCTACTGCCTGGAGCCGGAGAAATACGCCCGGCACCTGGGCAACATGGTGGACTTCCTGCACGACTCCCAACAGTGGTACGCCGCCAAGTTCGGCCAGCTCGGCCCGGGCGCGAGCGCCTACGTCTGGAACCGCTGGGACAACTTCAAGTACGGCACGCCGGACACTTTCACCATGCACCACTGGGGTGACGGTACCGCCTGGTCTGGCTACCAGCCCCGGGCATTCCAGGGCGCATGCCGTGCCTGGCAGCAACTGGTCGAGGACGGCAAGCCGGTACCGGAAAAGTTGAAGGCGTATGTCGGCAACTGGATCAACTGGCTGGGCGAGTTTGTCAGCCAGCACAACGGCGTGCTGCCCACTGACTTTCCAATGACCAGCGTGCCACAGCCAGTGCCTGACGACTTCACCGGGCATATGACCGGCCTGTGGTTGTCCGGCGCCTGCATGGCCGCCATGGCGGGCTGTGAGCACCCGCAGCTGAACACGCTGATCGAAGCCTGTGTGACCGAGCTGCAAACCAATTATGTGGTGACGCCTGTCCCGGGCCAGCCCATGAACGGCTGCTGGAGCCCGGCAGTACGCCTTGGCACGGACAACGGCATGTTCTTCGGCTTCTGGGCCGGGGAGATCCTGCGCGGCCTGGGGATGTACGTCCTGCTTAAACAACTGGGGCCGGGCGCAAGCATCTTCGACCGCCACCCGAACGCTTAAAAATTCTGAACAGGTAGACGCATGTCTTCAAACATCACGATTGCCGGTGAAAACCTTATCGCGCAAAAGCATGGCGAACAGAAAGGGCTGGAGGTCAGCCGCTTTGTGTTCGCACTTATCCCGGGCTTGAACCCTGACAGCGAGGTCGACCGCGCCTCAGTCCTGCCGCCTGCAGCGCAGATCGTCCACACGGCCACCGTTCAGCGATCGGGCTATGTAACCCCAAACCAGGTGGTCTACAGCGTGATGCTGGGTTCCGATGTCGGGGATTGGAACTTCAACTGGGTAGGGCTGCAGACGGCAGAAAACGTGCTGCTGGCCGTGGCGTATGTGCCGGTGCAGGAAAAGCGCAAGAGCCGACCGCCGTACCAGGTGGGTAACAACCTGACCCGCAACTTTATGGTGGCGTTCAGCGGCGCCCAGGCCATGACCGGGATCACGATCGACGCCAGTACCTGGCAGCACGACTTTACCGTGCGCCTGGGCGGTATCGATGAGCGCGAGCGCCTGACCAATCGCGACCTGTTTGGTCGGTCATGCTTTTTCGGCAGCGGCCTGCAGTTGGTCAAAACAGGCAACAGCTACCAGCTCAAGCCGGGCATTGCCTACGTCGAGGGTATCCGCGTGGTGCAGGCTGAGCCGACCATCATCAACGTGGCCAGCGTACCGTCCAAAGCCTGGCTGGAGGTCGCTCTACAGCGCAAGGGCAGCGATATGGTCACCACCTGCCAGGTGGTCTTTGGCGCCAACCTGGTCGACAAAACCGACAGTGCCGGTGCCCGCCA